GCACTGCCCACTTCCCCCGAAGGGTGGTGTGGAAAGGGAAGCCGCTGGCTAGCTGCCAGCAAGCCCGGCTAATGAGCCGGGACCCAACGACGGTGTAATGCTACGGCGCCGTGCCGTGCGGTGCGCTCAAAGGAGCGTTCCGCCTTTACGCCAAGCGCAGACTCTGGTGCCATATTTCTATAGCATTCGACGTCTGCGAAAACGAGTGAGCTACCCTCATTAACTGAGTCGTACTCATTCATCAAGAGAGTAGGTCGAGACTGTATAAAACAGTCAAGGCCATCCCTCTTCTCAGGCGCAGAAGCGAAAAACTTCATTAGAGCGCCGTATCCCTCCAGTTTATCAGTGCGATAAACTGGTTTCGGTGTCCAGGCCTTTACTTCAAAGCGCTGGAGACTATGATTCCACCTTTCGGCGGATTCATATCCGAGAAAGGAGAAACGGCCTAAACCAGGACTCGTTCCTGCGACATATGGAAGTTCTCCAAGTATCGCCTCCAACAGCTCAAAAAGCCATTGGGTGGTCCTCCAATAACCCTTCTTATAGAAGGAATTGGCGGAAGAAATCCAAGAAACTAAGGCCTTGGCGTCCCGCCTGTTCCACGGACGTTCTTGACGGATATATACAGGAGTAACATCCTGACCATCAAAAGCGTCTATACCACATGACTCTCGGAACCGTCCGGTCACGAAAGTCTTATTGGTATTTACCTTACAGTTGTACTTCTGTAGGTAATCGAGAACAGAAACTGCATTCGTTGCGGGGACAATAATATCGTCCCCATAAACGTATACATCCCGAGTCGTCGCGAAGACGTTCTCGGCAGTACAGGAGAGTCCGCGTTCTACCAATAGAGCCCTTACACATATTGTGTAAAAGTACATGGCTTCTATCGGAAAACACAGAGCGCTACCCATTGACGCAAATTTCCTGAGGTGAGGTAACTCCTCACCACTAGGGAGCATTGCGCGGTACGAGCGACATGCTAATATGGAGTCCAGTAATACCGGACAACCAGACAGCATAACCTCAACCAACGATAAGGGTACCCTATCACTGGCATCAGAAAGATCGATTGTCGCAAAACGACCATCGCTCGAACTACTTAATGCCATTGAACGATTAATCGACTGATCACGAAAGTTAACGTGACCAGCCGTTAATGGGAATGCCTCGATAGCCTCATAGAGGTAATCTCGGATCCCTTGTTGTGCATATTGCATGCACGCAGGCTCAATAGCTATCAATCGGGGAGATTGAAGCGTTTTTGGAACAGAGACAACCCTAACGGGTATTTCATGCTCCAATGGTAAAATCGTGACATGTTCGAGCTCCTCCGATTCTGGCGGAGTACCCAAAGGATACCCGGTATGAATAAGAGGGAAGTAAGGCTCGAGACGATCAAACCAGTACGACCAAAGGTATTTCTGATTACCAGATACGCCTTCGGAAGTAGCGCCGGGACCGTGGTGACATTTAAGGGAGCTAATATCAAAATTAGCACCCAGATGATTCCACAGAATATGAGATAAATCAGCAAAAGCCGAAATCTCAAATTCATCTGGCGCAAACGATTCAAACTCGCGCTCATTCTGACAAAACGCCTGATACGCCGCATGTTCCCTTTCCGGGGTACACGCAATTTCCACTTTCTTGAATGTAAGACAAATCTGTCGAACACTCTCGGTAATAGTGGATACGTCAGACGTAATATCAGAATCAGAAGGGTAATTGATCTTGAGGGATCGATCATCTTTCAACTCTCCTGTCTCCTGGTCGAAAATCTGACTGAGCATACCTTGCAAAAATGCAGGGATTGCTCGGGACTTCCGGAAACTCTGGAAGTCCTTTGAGTCAATATAACCGCGTGCTAGGCTTCTTTCGAAGTCCCGGCAAAAACGCGGGAGGGTAATCGTTAGAAACGATAATCCCTCGGTTTCGACCCGTGACCTAATTGTCATTAGATCACGTAAATCGGAGACGTCAGCAGTGCATTTGATGGACGCGTCTTCATAGATTCGCTCCATCAGCTCTAGGTAGTCACTTACGTTCCTTTTCAAGCTGCCTCCAATCGGGGGTCGGCTATGAATCGTTACGCTAGGTGAACCGTCCTACTGGACCTCGCGAGGGACTAACGTTACGGCTCTTCCGGGGAATCTTACGATTCCAAACCGAATAGCTTAGCGACGTTAGTAGAACTAAGGAACGCTTGTTGAGCGTAAACTTGGTTCTGGACATCGCCCACAGTGAAGCCGGCCACAGGACGATCAATGACTGAGTGGTAAACCACTTGGTCATAATCGTTTGCAGCCGTCAGAGGGTCAGGCACCACCTTACGGTGAGTAAGCTTGACCATGGTACGGACACGTTGATTCGTGCCTTTCCCAGACATTGTGTGCGATATTTCGAGAATGACATTCAAGTCATTACTCTGATACGTCGACGACAAATCCCCGGATTTAACTCGGGGAAGCGAAAACGTATCACTCCCAATCACGATTGAAAGTGGTTCAGATAGCATAACGTAGACCTCCATAGAACTTCTATGAGTGGTTTACGCACGATCGGGACCGGGGAACTCCTTCCCTAATACGATCCGTGAAGCACGTGCGTGGATTAACGAGGATGGTAATAACTCGAGTGAGTTAAACCTAAAGCCCCCGCTATAGCAATCTGCCGCGGAGTTAAAGAGCTCCACGGGAGGTCAAAACTGAAAGGCGAACTTCCAGGTTGACGTTCCGTTATCTCGATTGAACGAGTAAACGAAACGTCTGCGGATCCGAAGACGAAAGGAATGCGGTAACGCAAAGTCCTGGACGTCTTCTTCTTCGCTTTGACAAAGAAGTACTTGGCACAAAGGCTATCGGTCATGACATCGGACAAATAGGAAACATAGTTTCCCATTCCCGTGACCCAATCGAGAGCCCACGACCAAGGTATGATTTGATAGAGGTGATAAGGGGAGATCCTGGCACCATAAGTATCAAGCTCACGCATGATACGGCCCCAGGCCGAGTAATATCGGTTATCAGCCTTATCCCACTCGGGGAGATAATATTGGAAAGCACCCATTCCGCCAACAGAGATCGAGGTTTCCTCGATCAAAGTCCGCGTGGTGGGGCCCGACAACATCTCTCTAGGGAATGCCACAGGAAAGATATCCGTAGTATCTACGAAGTCAATCTCCTGAAGCACAGAACTAGAGCTCTCCGTAATCATCGGTGCATGTTTCCGAACCACTCTACCGTTGTTCAACGAAAGGTTGTCAGCGATAGAGTCCTGATGTGCAAAAGTTTTTCCAAAGTTTCGTACATCATTTAAGAACGGAATCCAAGCGAACTGCTCATTTAAGAATTGATCAGCCAAAGTCCTTGGCTGCATCAATGGCTCACGTGCAACCTGCCTCATTATATCGCCGCGAGATAACTCGCCGCGTACGGCAGAATCTGCAGTGCGGATAGCAGACCACGCATCGCGTAATCCGCGACCAGTGGTTTCCACCATCCGAGGAATGTCCTCTAGCTCAGCTAGGGCGACAAACATGCCAGCAGTTTCAATCTTGGGCTTGGTCCTAGACCAAGTTTCAGCACCGTACGAGTCAGCATGCGGTCCATAGCTTTGAACAAGCTCGTCATCCAAATTCAGGAATGTCGAATCAGCAGTAAAACTGCTGAAGGGATATCCAAAATTAGACGGATGAGGCGGAGTAAAACCGCCGTCGTATCGCCAATTGTTATTGCCGAACGACCCTGAACCGAAGATACCCCTCAAAGGGTAATCTATCGTGAGTTTACAGCTAAGGAAGGGTCCGCCTTCTCGATACGGAGGTCCCTTATGAATTTCATCATAAGTTACCTGCGATTTCTGAGGCTGGGCGGATGGTGGGGTATAGAAAATTGGATCTTGTGGATACCAATTTGTAGTCCATACTCCATCAATATATCCCGACCAACTGCGAGAAAACCGACCAATTTGATAAGGGATTTGCGAAGTCGCTTGTCCCTTTATGGTACGGGTTCTTCCACGACCTGACATCGTAATCATACTCCTTTCAGAAGTAAGTCAAAATGGCCCTTCGGCCTGCTGACTGCAATTGCTTACTAAATGGGGAATGCCATCGCTGACACTCCAGAGGGCCATGACGG